CTCCTGAGGGCGAAATTCTCTGATAAGGCTATCAGGGACCTCGTAGGGGATAAAGAGCCCTACATGATCCATCTGTGGCTTGGTGGGACGAAGTACAATGATGCAGAGACGGATTCCCTGGCCGGAAGGACAGTCAAACCGAAAACCAAGGCTAGGAAGAAGAAAGAAGGGAAATCCAAGAAAGGAAAAGTCGGAGTCGTCTGTTTGCTTCGCTCGGGTGGAGATTACAACAAGCAGTACGTCGAGAACTTGCATATTGGTGTTTCCCAGTTCCTGGATGTGGACCATGATTTCTTCTGTCTGAGTGATCAGGAGGATCTTTCCTGCAAGACGATTCCTCTGCAGCATAGATGGAAGGGCTGGTGGTCCAAGGTCGAGCTGTTTCGCCAGGACGTGAGTGAGGGATATCGCAGGATGATCTACTTCGATCTGGATACGGTGCTGGTGGATGACATCAATCGTCTGGCAGTCCGTCCAGTTGACTTTGCCATGCTTCACGGGTTTATGCATACAGAACGCCGGGCATCCGGAGTGATGGTCTGGGAGGGAGATCATTCCAAAATCTATGAGAGGTTTGTTTCCAGGTTCGGGGAAGAGGGGGTCAATCCGAGACATTGGGATCAGATTTGGATTGCTGATCAGCTACGCCTCCATTATGGGGAACCCGATATCGTACAAGAGATGATTCCAAACGGAGTCGTGTCCTATAAGAGACATTGTTTGAGGGCAAGAAGAATACCGACAGGGGCTAGCGTTGTATGTTTTCACGGACACCCGAGGCCACATGAAGTCAAGGGGAAATGGATAAGGAAGTACTGGAAATGAAACCACCTATTCTCATAACAGGTTGCGCGAGATCAGGAACGTCAATGACCGCTGGCATCATCAACATGTGTGGTGCGTTCGGTGGCAAGATGTCCGGTCCGACTAAGAATAACAAGCGGGGGATGTTTGAGAATGAGAAGATCCGGAACAAGATCGTAAAGCCGTATCTCGCTGATCTGGGAGTGGATCCAATGGGACAGCACCCGCTGCCAGATATTCATCGTTTGCATCCATCTGCTGCAATGCAAAGGGATGTCGAGGGGATCATCAAGTCAGAGGGATATGAAGAAGGTCCCTGGTTTTACAAAGGAGCAAAGATGTGTTTGTTCTGGCCCTTGTGGAATGTGCATTTCCCGACCGCTAAATGGATCATCGTCAGGCGTGCAGATGAGGATATTGTGTTCTCCTGCATGAGGACAGTGTTCATGAGAGCCTTCCAGAGTGAAGAGGGCTGGCAAGATTGGGTAGATGAGCACAAGGATCGTTTTGTAGAAATGTTTGAAGCCGGAATGAATATCCGGGAGGTATGGCCGTCCAAGTTTGTGAACGGGGATTTCACTGAGATCCATGAAGTAGTGGTGAGGTTCCTTGGATTGGAATGGAACAAGAAGGCAGTGATGGATTTCATCGAGCCTGCATTATGGAGTACGAAAAATGGCTAGAGTCACACCAGCAGAAGTAGCGGCGATCATGTCGGAGACGACCGATTTCGGAGACGTCACCCCTCAGATCACGATTGCGAATTTGACGGTCACCAATGTGATCACGGATCCTTCGATGTCAGCAGCAGAGCTGAAGGAGATTGAACGTTGGTTGTCCGCTCACTTTATTGCGGTTGGTGATAAGAGCATGACCGTCAAGAGTGAGAAGGCGGACGTGGTTTCTCAGAGCTTCTTCGGGAAGCTGGGACTTCGCCTGGACAACACGAAGTATGGACAGCAAGCCATTGCAGCGGATAGATCCGGAGCTCTGGCAAGATTGAATGACGGAAAGAAGGCAGCGGCAACGTTGCATAGTGTGGACTTAACGTAATGAGCATTATCACCACAGCATTGACGCAGAACGCAGTCCTCTGGATGTACACCGGACGGAGTGGGTTCGGCAAGGATACCTTCGCAGCTGCAGTTCAGATTGAATGCCGTTGGGATGATACCCAGGAGCTGTTCCTGGATGCTGAGGGGGAAGAGAGATTGTCCAATGCCATCATACAGGTTGACAGGGATATCATCCTGGGCAGCTATCTTTTGCTTGGGGCTTTGTCCTCAGCTAATAATGTTTCGGATCCCAGGACACTGGCAACGGCATATGCTGTGAGGCAATTCAAGAAGAACCCGTTTCCAGTTTCTTCGGTCAAGGAGTTTTTGAGGAGGGCAATACTGTGAGCACCACGTCTGGAATCAGAGTGAGAGGCCTTGATCGCGTCCTGAGAAACATGGACAAGCGGGTGGCCAAGATTGTTGGAGCTAAGGCCAGAGGAATCAAGAAGGCTGGTTTCCTTATCCTCCGTGAATCGAATTTGATTGTTCCCAGGGATCTCAGCAACCTGGCAGCAAGTGGATATGTGATTTCAAGTTCGTCAAAACGCAGTGACGGGAATTTCAAAAACAAGGAAGGCGGATCAGATGTGGCAACCCGGATGAAGGGGGATCACAATTCCACCATTTCCAGTCGGCAGGCAACCCTTCCGAGGGGAGTGATCAAGCCGACAGTGGAAGTGGGATACACAGCCTTCTATGCTCTGTACGTTCATGAGGATCCAAATGCGAAGCATAAGAAGGGCAAGGAGCATAAGTTTTTGCAGAAGGCAGTCTCCAGGAACAAGGGACGCATTCTGGATGTGATTGCGAAGGAAGTGAAGGTGGCAGTATGAGAAGTCCATCAATACATGTGAAAGATAAACTGGTAGCAGCCGGAGAGGGAGTTTTCGGAGCAACATCAGGATGGAATATCTCCATCTCGAAAGAACCACCTACCCCGGACACGACAATCACTTTGTACGATGTTATTTCAGAGAAGCCAGATACCCATCAAAACAGGGCGTTGGCTCCATTAAGACTTGACCTATTGACGATCCGAGTGAGGGCAGGTGGAGAGGATGCCTACAGGGATGCATACCGCAAGGCAATCAAGATCCAGAAGACGATCGTAGCATTTGGAGCATTCATAGTTGTGGAACCTGGCTCTGCTGATTTGAATATTCGGTATAAAGGGATCTTCATTGCAACGGATCCTGCGTGGATAGAACAGGACGACAGACAGAGGGATATATTTACAATGGACTTCACAGTGAAACGAGAGGAGATACTACCATGAAGAAGGGGCTAGGAAAAATCAAACTGGCAGAGGAAAGAATCGCCAGGGAAGCGCAGATGGAAGGATGGAGGCTGGATGGCTTCTACCGTCTGTACAATACAACGGATGAGGGAGTCCGGTGCAGACTGCGGGTACAAAAGCTTTCGATCAACCTGGAGCATTGTGTTCCGTTGACGGATGAAGAGAAGAACATGAACCCAAACAAGTTCACGAAGTGGGAAGTCATCGAGACGATGGGTCTGCTGGCTGGCAGTTTGGAGATCAAAGGAAATAAAGTAACATTCAAGAAAAAGAAATAGAAAGGAATACGCATCATGGCTGTAATAGCAACAGGAATTACCGTCGCATTTTCGTCGAGCTTCTTCGCGGAAATGATCGATGTTTCCGGACCGAATGTGTCACGGGAAGCAGTACAGACGAGTCATCAGGGAACAACCACGGCCCATACTCATATCCCGTCGAAGTTGGCGGACTGGGGAGAGGTTACGATTGATCTTGCTTTTGATCCGGCTACCAAGCCTCCGATCAACAGTGATCCTGAGACAATCACAATTACATGGCCCAACAGCACAGCGTCCGTTTGGGCGTTTACTGGATTCATGACTGGCTTCGAGATAACGGGTACCCTCGAAGAGAGAATGACAGCATCAGCAACGTTGAAGGCAAGCGGCGATTGTTCTGTGACTTAGAATTGGTCCCAGCCCCGCAGGGGAGTTAACCAAGCTCCCCACTTTAACGGAAACAAAAAGGAGAAGGAAGAATGACTAAGACGTTCATAACCAAAGAACAGATCAAGTCAGCGAAGGATTACGAGACAATCGAAGAGCCAGTCCCGGAATGGGGTGGAAAGGATGCGGTTGTTATATTGAGAACGCTGACAGGGGAAGAGCAGGATCAACTGCAGAAGGACATCAGGAAGCAGACAGCGGGTGGAGGTTTGATCACCAGTATAGAAGAGGCGAAGGAAAAGTTGGATACAACCGGGCTGACAGTCATGTTGGTTGCATATTGCATGATTGGTGAGAACGGAGAGCGGATATATACGACAGAGGAAGATGTTGCAGAGCTGAACAAGAAGTCATCTGCAGTTCTCAGTCGCTTATTCAAGGCTGCTTCCAAGCTGAATGGAATGGATGCGAAGTCTGACGAGGAGCTGGAAAAAAACTGATAGAACAACCTGAACGGCAACACTGGTTCAGGTTGGCGAGACAATTAGGATACCCGGTGGGTGTGTTGAAGCAGATCATGACTTACCGAGAGTTCAAAGAGTGGGTCATATTTGATTACCGAATTGATCCCGGGTATCCGATGAGGGAAGACGTTAACGCGGCAGTAGTAGCACAGCAGATATATAATTGTCACAGAACGAAAGGACAGCCCAAAGAGTTAAAGGATTTCATCGTCAAGTTTGATGCACCGAAGCCACAGCAGCAGAGGATGAAAAGCATGATGACGAAATTGAAATTCGGATTGAACAAGATAAAGGGAAAGAAAAATGGCAGTACGTGATCTAGGAGCAATGGCAGTGAGACTGAACGGGGATACAGCCCGGTTCATTCTTAATTTCCAGGCAGCAGAGACGTCATTAAAGACCTTTGCAGCAACGGCCACCTTAGTTGGTGACAAAGCCGTTGCTCTCGGTCGGAAAATGACCTTTGCTCTTTCTGCTCCTATTGCCATTGTCGCTGGTCTCGGGGTGAAGGCATTTGCTAGTTTCGATAAGGCAATGACCGAATCCCTGGCGATCATGGGTGATGTCAATGATAAGATCAGGAAAGAAATGGCCGAGACTGCTAAGGACATGTCCACCAAGTCAACCTTTGCCGCGAAGGAACTTGGTGAGGCGTACTTCTTCCTGGCTTCCGCTGGTTTGAGTGCTGAGGCATCCATCAAGGCCCTTCCGGTTGTTACTAAGTTTGCCCAGGCCGGTGCATTCAATCTTTCAAATGCTACGGAGCTTCTCGGAGGAGCCCAGGCTGCTCTTGGGTTGAAGGTGAAAAACGCTTCTAAGAACATGGTAAATATGGAACGGGTAGCGAACGTCCTGGTCAAGGCAAACGTCCTGGCCCAAGCTACTACAGAACAGTTTGCCACAGCCCTGGGACGTGCAGGTGGTACGATGAAGTTCGCAGGAGTCGAACTTGAGGAAGGCACAGCAGTCCTGGCAGCCTTTGCAGAGGTGAACAGGAAAGCTGAGGTTGGTGGTGAAGCGTTCGCCAGGGTCCTCCGTCTGATGATCCCAGCTGCTATTGACAATGCCGGTGCATATTCTCGTCTCGGTGTTGAAGTCTTTGATGCGAATCAGAACCTCAACAACATGGCTGACATCGTAGAGAACATGGAGGATGCATTTAGGACTATGTCTGTCAGGCAAAGAGCCGTGGCCTTGGAGTCCTTGGGTTTCCAGCGAAGGATGCAGGGAGCCATTCTCCCCTTGATCGGTATGTCGAAGAGGATCAAGGAGTTCCAGAAAACATTGGAGGGTGCAGGTGGGACGATGGATGAGGTTGCCAGGAATCAGTTGCTGGCCTTCTCCAATCAGATGACGCTTTTGAAGAATAGACTTGTCCTGGCCGGGATAGAACTCGGACAGGTCCTCGCCCCAATGGTCAAGGCTGTTGCGGATGCCGTTGTCAATCTTACGGATAAGTTCAGGGCATTGACAGAGACACAGAAGAGGATAGTTGCTGGGGTCTTGGTCACTGTGGCGTTGCTTGGTCCTATGGTCTTATTGTTTGGGCTGTTCGCAAAGCTGATAGGGGTTGTGATCCCCCTGGCAATCACTTTGACGAAAGTCATCTTCGGGCTGTCCCGGGCATTCGCTGTTCTGTTCATCACAACTGGTGGCTGGATGCTTCTCTTAATTGGAGCTGGAGTCACTGCTCTTGGTCTCTTCATTGCGAAGATGGTCCAGATGATGAAGGCAACCCAGGGTCTTTCTGATACCCAGAAGGAGCTTGCAGATAATGTCAAGCTTATGCAGGACAGGTTCGGGGCTCGATCGTTTGCAGCTCTCAAGAGGATGAGGCAGGAACGCGATGCAGCGGCAGCAGCGGCAACTAAGCTAGCCCAGACACCCGCATTGCGAAGGGCAGGGGAAGGTCCTGCAGCAACTACTGCATCCCTGGAAGCCGTGAAGTTTGCCGGAGCTGCTGAGAGGGGAACGGTTGAAGCGTTCCGGGCAGAGATCGGAGCTGGCGGTCAAAGGGTTGTGTTCAAGAAGGTGGAACAGAACACGAAGAAGTCCGCTGACCTGGACAAGGAAATGAACGCCACTCTCAAAGAAATGTCAGCTGATATAAAAGAGAGTTTGAATCTTGACGGATTGCAGAGTGAAGTTGTGGATATCATAGGAGCATAGAATGAGTGTCACATCAGTAACAGAGAGATATCAGGAGCAAGTCGG